GTAAATATATGTAATGGCATTTTTAAAAGTCAATGGATTCTAATAAATAAAAACAAGCCCTTGAAAACATTGGTATTTCAAGGGCTTTTGTTATGTCTTTGTGTAGAAAAGGGGCAGGCAAGGGGCAGAATTAAAAAACACTATCCAAAGTTTTTACAAGTTTATCTTCCATATCTTGAGTTGTATGGGAATAAATCTCAAGTGTCATTTTTGCGTTTGCATGTCCGACACGATCCATGATTGACTTGATAGGAAGCCCGGCTTCCGCTAAATAGGAAATATGAGAATGTCTGAAAATATGGCTTGAAAGATTTTTTTCTATTCCAGCTTTTGCACCGTATTTTTTTATAATTTGGATAAAAGATGCCAACGTTATCGGGCTATTCCAGACCTCTAAGCAAAATATATAATCATCATCTTTTAGCGGTTGATAACGTTCAGTGAGCCGAGCCACTTGACGTTGTATAGCCTTTATGACTGCATCTGATACTAGTATTGTCCTAATGGATCTTGCTGTTTTTGGTAATGTTTTTATTTTGTTGATTGAGTCAAAATTACCTGTAATTTCAATCTTATTATTTTCAAAGTCTATATTTTTGAGTTGTAATGCCGTCAACTCTCCATACCTCATACCAGTGAGAGCAAGAACCGTTACCATATCGGCATATTTTTGCTGATACGGTCGATTATTTAGTGCATCTACTAATGCTTTGATTTCCTCCATAGTCAAAAACTTGTTGCGCTTTTTTTCAACATCTTCTAATGTTTCCGGTTTTTTAGGAATAACCGTGTAATTAACCTCATTGTTTTGGATATAAGAGTATTGGACTGCATAATCGAAGATACTTTTGAGCCTGCTGCGGACTCTATAAGCTGTATGATATCCTTTGTTATCAATAATATTTTCAATTTTGCTCTGGATATAACGTCTATCAATGTTAGCTAGTAAAGTATTAGACGGTATTTCTTTTTTCATAGTTGCATCAATAAAAGTATAATTGTGCTTGGTAGATGCTTTGACTGTTTTAGACCAAGAATTGTAAAAAAGGTTATAGATCTCTTCAAAGGTAATGTTTTCTACTTGCTTTGTGCTGATTTTTTTATTTATCTTTTCCTGCAACAATATGGCAGCTTGATTTTTAGCTTGAGGGGTTTTCTTTTCCATTGTGACTGATACTTTTTTTAATTTCTCAGTATATGGATCCTTATACCGTTCAAAAAATTTATATTTGCCGGTTGGTAATTCTTCCATCCACATTTGCTTTTCACCTCATTTCTTGGTAAAATAGACATAGAAAAGAGGGCTTTTTAATGCCATTCTTTCTATACAGTGATCCTCACATTTTTGCTTGCAGGCGAGTGTGGGGATTTTTGTTATTTTCTAACTTTATTTTTCAAAGCTTCCTCAATTGCTTTTTTTAACTCTAGGATAGACTCTTTATCTTCTTTAAGGAATGTCACAGTATTTTCATCTTTTACTGCATCGAAAACACCACCTTTTACATCAGACGAACCAGGGTAAACAAGCTGAAGATACCCAACAGTCGCACCAGGCTCTTTTAACTGATAAGCAGTGATTTCTGATAACAAAATTGATTTTTCACCATCTAATCCATGCAGTAAAACATTCGAAACATTTGATTTTCTGGCAATTCTGATGAAGTAGTCATCAACTCTTACTACTGTTTTTGATTTTTTGAACTCAAAAACTTTTTCATTCGGTTCTTCTGTAAAAAGTTCAACTTCTTGAACATCGTTTTGTTTTTTTCCAAATAATGCCACTTTTATTCACCTTTCTTTTTGTAAAATTTATTAACTACCTGTCAATCTATAAAACTCTTCCTGAATCATATCTTCACCCCAGGTTGTTGAGATTTTGTGTCTTTCTGCAAACTGGAGCCAGTTGAAGTCTGATACTTCATACTGTGCGAGTTCTTCAGAGATGAGATGTCGAATCATGAAGCGATCTGCTTCGTTCTCATATTTGTATAGCAGCCGTTTGTAATTAGCTGGGTCGTGGTTTATGTGACCTAATTCGTGCAGGATAACCTTTTCTCGCTCTTCCTGGCTAAGATTACCGTTAACGTAAATGATGCGTTCATCGGGGAAATAGAAGCCCCTACGCTCCCACATGGTTTCAGGGAAGAGATAGAGTGTGACCTGGTATTCATCCAGTAACTCATTCACTTTCAATGTCGGACACCCCCAAAGAGAGTTTAATGATCTGCGCAATCTTGTCTACATCATCATCTGACAATGGTTTACCATCGAAGAGAACTACACGCTCACGAAGATTGGACAAGTCAACAGTACGGCCGTCAGCAGTAGTGACAAGGTCGCTTGAAATAGCTGGATTGTCAGTACGACCTAGAAGATAATCAGTGGACACGTTGAAGTAGTCAGCGATTTCTTGTAGTCTATCAGATTTTGGATTACCTTTTTTAAGACTATAAAGGTAGTTCGTACTATATCCTAGCTTTTCTTCTAAAATATTTAAAGAAATTTTCTGCTTATCAGCCAATTCCTTAATTCTATCAAACGCTAAAAACATTGATTTATCAACCTTTCTAAGCGTTACGAAAAATAATTTTAAAATTAGTTATAAAAATGCTTGACAAAATCTAAAACTAGTTTTAAAATAGTAATCGTAAGCTAAAGAGTTAGCGAAACAGACAACTAAAAAATAAAAAACCTAAAAAACCGATTGCCGTCCGTTTTGAATAGGTAAAACTTACTTTTAGTAGGTCTTTTCTCTATACATTCATTCTAAAACTAGTTTTAGAATTTGTCAAGAAATTCGCTAACTTTTTAGATAAATTTTTAAAAAGGAGGCCTGATATGAGCCAACAACATCAAAAATGGATTCAGATTGTAAAAGACAAATTGAATTCAGAAGGAATGACACAAACACACCTCGCCCGTGCTTGTGGAGTGAAGAAACCTACCATTTCAGAATTGCTGAAATATGGTAAAGGTAGTGACAAATTGAAAAACCGAGTATGCGATGTCCTAGGCATCGATGAAAGTTGGGTTGATTTAGGAGAGTAAGAAATGAACGAAAAGAAACAAAATAATGATCTCATCAAAGAAATTATTGAGAAACATTTTGAAAATATGGTTGATGATATTTTGGAACATACAGAGACCTACTATGAAGCTTTAGGAGCTATTAGTAGCATCAAAGGAAGCAAGATTCCGAATATGCTTCACTTAGCTGATTGTTTGAGGAAAGATATCAGAAAACGTGCTATGAAACAAAAAACACCTAATCATCAAAATTAGGTGCTGGAGGAGAGGAATATGAACAAATTAGAAAGAACAGCTCTCAACGAGATATTGAGGACCGTGACCTATATTGCTGAGAAGAAAGAAAGGAGAGAGGGAGAATGGTAGAGCCTTTCTTAATTGGATTTGTTTTTGGTAGTTTTCTGTGCTACATTATCGCTACTCTGATAGGTGCTGTATTGGACTTTAAACTTCAGAAGTGGCAACAACAAAGCGATAAAAGCAATCCAACCTGTAAGGATTGAAAACTGTAATTCTGTGAGAGTCAAGGTAGCGACAGCTATCACTGCAGTCGCTAAACCTACAGATGAAATGTAAGTTGTGATTTGTGTATAAACTTTATCAGGTATCAATTTTCTATTTCGTCCACATGAAATACAGAAATAAATTGAACCGAAAAATATAAAGCAAAGAATAAGAACGAATACAATAGCAAGGATTCTTTGTTCTGTAAAAGCTTTCAAGAAATCTGTTAACAGTGAATCAGAAATAGGATAAAAGGTAGTAAAAAGGTGAAATCCTACGATAACTGTCGAAATCGGAACTAGGACACCATATAAGACGATTTCCTTTAGATAGTGAAAAAATGAAGATTTCATTAATCTCCTCCAATCGTTTTTATTTATTATACCAAATTTAGAAAGGAATACTATGAACGAAATTTTTAATTTTCACGGGCAAGAGGTCCGTACTATGACAATCAATGACGAGCCTTGGTTCGTTGGAAAAGATGTTGCTGACATCTTAGGATATAGCAAAGCAAGAAATGCAATCGCCCTTCACGTTGATGAAGATGACGCCCTAAAACAGGGCCTCACAGATAATCTTGGAAGAACGCAAGAAACAATCATCATCAATGAGTCAGGCTTATACTCACTTATCTTATCTAGCAGATTGCCACAGGCGAAAGAATTCAAGCGCTGGGTAACATCAGAGGTGTTGCCAGCTATTCGCAGACAAGGCGGTTTTATCCGTGAGGACCTAGATGAAGATGCCTTCATTGCTCTATTTACTGGGCAAAAAGAACTTCGGAAACAACAAGTCACAATGCTAGAAGATATCGACTATCTCAAGAATGAACAACCGATTCACCCAAGTTATGCTCAGTCGCTATTGAAGAAGCGTAAGGCTCGAGTGGTAGCTTGCCTTGGTGGAATTGACAGTCCAGCTTATGCAGATAAGGCATTCGCTCAATCAGTCTTCAGACAAGCTGAGATTGATTTCAAGGATCATTTCAACATCAGTCGCTATGACCTATTACCAAAGAAATTCGCTGAAGCAGCATCGAAGTATTGGATGACTTGGGAGCCATCTACCAATACTAAGATGAAAATAATGGATTTGAATGCTTTTAACATAGCTCAGAGAGGATGAAAATTAGAACACAAAAAGCACCTGACCGAAGTTAGGCGCTCAACAAAATTACTACTTAAATTATAACACGAAAGGGGCAGAAATGGAAGCAATTGAAGTTGTGAGAATTAGGGATGTGATCATTGAGAAGGTTTCGGCCAACGATGAAGAATTAGAACACATCTTTGGATGCACAAAACGACAAGCAGGAGACATGAGACGAGAGATGAAGAAATTACCTAGTCAACAGAAGCACCTCAGAAATGACGGCCAACTTGTCACAATTAAAGGGTTTGATGCATACCTGCAATATAGAGGTAGTCGAGAATGGAAAAGAGAAATGGAAACAAGCAAGAAAATGAGGTCGGTTGTATGAAATTACTAGACAAAATCACAAAATGGTTTTTTAACACAACAAAAATTGAAGTCAACACAGACTGGCGATTGGTTGCGTTGGACTTAAACCGTGAATTGATTGAAGCACAAGAAGAAAACCAAATACTTTATCAGCGTATCGCTGACTTGGAAAAATTATTAGGAGTTTAACATGAAATACTTTATACCAAAAATTGACATTGAATGCGAAAGTTTTGAAGAAACTGAATCATCTTTCGGTACGTTTCCAAGGCATGAATACCATTTTCAAAACGGTTACGGTGCAAGTGTTATCCATAACGAGTATTCTTACGGACTAGAGTTAGCCGTGTTAAAACATAACAATGAAACTGAAGAATGGGATCTTACCTACGATACAAAAATTACAGATGATGTCGTAGGATACATCGACGGTAAAGAAGAATTAGAAAAACTTTTAAATAAGATTTCACAATTAGAAAAGGAAAATTAACATGACAGAACCAACTTTAGCAAGCCAATTGTTTGGCTTAGCAGTGATTTTCATTGGAATGTTTATCTTGCTGATATTTACAGCTAAAAATGAAAAACCGGATGAGCAAAATGTTGTGGTCATCATCGAAGAAACTAAGGGTTTCAGAGAAGTCGCACGAAGAAACCTGAGAATGTGTGATAGAAAATCAACCTACGACACACAGCCGCCTGTCGGACTGACTTCATCAATCGAGGATGTGCCACAAGTTTTTAGAGCATGCATCGAAGACTATGACAGGCTTGCTTGTGATTACCAGGAAGAAGCAAGTAACAATGATATTCTAAGAAAGCAAAATGCAGGCCTCTTAGAAGAAAATGGGCGTTTACTCTACAAAGAAATGACCATGGATTTTCGAAGAAATAATCGGAAATGGGGAGCTAGATCATAAAAATAACAAAAACTAAAGGAGGAAAGTCATGTCTGAAATCAAATGGATTAAGATTACGACGGATATTTTTGATGATGAAAAGATACGTCTTATTGATGCACTACCAGATCATGATGCAATTTTGGTTATATGGTTTAAAATCCTAGCTCTTGCTGGCAAACATAATCGCAACGGACTTTTGATGATGTCAGATAAAGTTCATTACACTGATGAGATGCTTGCAACAATCTTTCAAAGGCCTCTGAATAGTGTAAGAATGGCTCTAGGGATATTTGAGCAGTTCGGAATGATTGAGATAATCGATGGCGTCATTACTTTGCCAAATTGGGAAAAACACCAAAATATTGATGGCATGGAAAAAATCAAGGAACAAACACGAAATCGTGTAGCAAGACACCGTGAGAAACAGAAAAGTCTCGCTCTTGGTAACGTTACATGTAACGTTACCGTAACGGACGGTAACGCACTAGAAGAAGAAGCAGAAGGAGATAAGACTAAGATTAAGACTAGATTAGATGAAGATAAGAATATAACTACTACTAGTAGTAGTGAAAATATCTTAGAACTTTTTCAATCTGAATTTCGTAGACTACTATCTGGATTTGAGATTGAGGAAATTAATCATCTAATAAATGAAAATGACTCTGAACTTGTTAAAGAAGCATTGAGGACAGCTGTTAATCTAGGAAAACCAAATGTTAAATACATAGGTGGGATTCTAAGAAATTGGCAGCAGAACCAAGTGACGACAGTTGAACAAGTTAGACAATCTGAGAAACAGCGAAAAGATAAGAAGATAGACCAGGAGGCTAAGAAAGAATGGGGATTCTAGAATTAATCCAACAATTTGAAGAAAACTTCTATCCAATCAGCGAACAAAAAAAATCACTTTTGAAAAAGCAATCAAAAGAAACCGTGATAGCTTGCTTGTCCGATATGGCAAGCTGGAAAACTTGTGGAGGTAAGATGTCATGGTAACTGATGCGCTAGAAGAAATGGCTCTTTCTTACCACAGGAATACTGAAGAACAGGATGACATTTGTGACAAACACAAAATTCCATTGATTAAAATTTTTCGTACAAACGATGTTCTCTGTCGCTTATGCGAATCGGAACGGATTCATGCTGAAAATCAGATAAGAGTCAATGAGCTTGCTGATGCAGAGCATGAGAGAGAACGGAAGTTCTATCTTGAAAAATTCTCTTTATATGATGATGTGTTAAAGAATGCAACTTTGGATAACTTCGATACACCAACAGAAAAAGAAGCTGAAAAGTTAGAATTTGCCAAAAAAATCTGTGAAGAGTGGGCAGACGGTGCCAGAAATAATGTTATTTTTCAAGGCGAAGCTGGAACAGGTAAGAGCCATCTAGCATTTGCGATTATGAAAGAACTATCAACAATTACAAAAGAAATTGCTATTTTTATCAACGTTACTGACTTGCTGATGAAAATTAAGACGGATTTCAGCCAAGAAGAGTTCCTGGTAAATAAGATTGCTAGAGCTAAATTTTTAGTTTTGGACGATTTAGGAATGGAAAAAGACAGTGACTGGTCCTTCGGTATTCTTTATAACATCCTCAATAAAAGGGCCAACACGATTATCACTACAAACCTAACTGCACAGGAAATCCAAAAGCGATATGGTCGGCCATTTATGAGTCGGTTGATGAAGGGTGTAGACAATGATCATTTGATGGTATTCAATGACTTAAAAAACAAAAGGAAAGACTACTTTTAGAGAGGTGACATACCTTGTTATTAAAATTGTATTTTGTCTACAATGGACATCGAAAATTCTTTCTTGGCTATTTCAATAATGTGGATAATCTTATCGAACAAATGAAAAGTCATCAGAAAGCTTATTCATCGATTACAAAGCCAAAATTCAGAAAATATATCGGAAAAGACGATGTACGTTTTGATTATGGCGCAATAGATTGTTATTACTTAGCAGTAAAATCAACGTGCCGCGAATCACGTTAAAAGCGAGCTAGGAAGCGTCAATCAGTCGTGTGACTAATGGACGAGCGACTGCCCGTATTTAGCCAATTAACAAAAAGGCAGTCGCATTTTTTGAAAACAAAATGTATGAAATCAAAGAAAAAGCCCTGGCTAAGTTGCTAGAGGAATTAAACCAACCACATGATGCAGCACTTGATCGTGTTCATAATTGGATATGCGATCAGGAAGACAATGAATTATTCGAAGGCATCTTAAAAGAGCGATACTCTCTGAAATGCGCTCTAAGTTTCGCAAAAGAAAAAGCTCGTAAATTTGCTGAAAATGGAGTCGCTTGTATAGATGACGCTACTGTATTCAGATGGATTCGAGAATACTTTATCTCAAATTCTCAAGTATCTAACATCAAGCAGGTACCTGTTGAATCTGTCAAGAAGAAGGTAGAAAAGCCTAAAAATCCTCCTGAAAATAAAGTTGATGCGGTCAAAATTAAGAAAAAGAAAGGAGTAGTCGAAAAGCAAATGAGCATTTTCGATTTCTTGGACGAATGAAACATGAACAATGCAAGCGAGAAGCTGACAGACGATTGAAACCACCTGCAGATTTCTGGAGCTGGTGCTACTCCCAAATCACAACGTACAAATGGAGCAATAAGGACAAGACCATAATCGCTTCAGACTTGGACCTTGGCCATTGTATTGAAAAGCGACTGACAAAGTCGTCACGGCTCACTTTTTATGACAAGACCTATTTTTTCTCAATCATTCTCAGCACGTCGAAACGTATCGAAATTCAATCTTATGAATTTAGATCGAAGCTGGTCGAAGGGAAACAATTTATCGATTTTCAACTTACTAATCTAGAGCGATTTGAAAATGACAAACACATAAAGATTAGCCAAGATTTCAACGGACAATTTTATCCGTATCTATTCGCCAATTTCTTTAGTGGCGGTTTTTACACAGGAAATATTTTTTATCCAAACAACTGGGCTGAGAGACTTAGAAAAGTATCTGAGCTCAAATATTTGAAGTTTGGATACATCGATTACTGGGAAATTGAACGGCTTTACAAATACAAGTTTGAAATTGAATTCGCTCAGAAAATTCATGCTTATAGGTTGGCCAACGAAATCATGTATCCAAAGTATAGGTTTGGATTCACAAGAGCCGTAGATATGCGAACCTTGAACCGTAGATGGCTTCAGAAGAATAAACAATTTTTCAAGAATTCAAATCGCAGCTTTAACGAATTTGAGTTGAGCCGTCGATTAAAAGAACGGAACGGCCAGCTAGTACCTGGTATCGAGTCTTATCTGACTTACCACGATATCAAGCACATACCGAAAGGTGTAGGGATCAATAAGTTTCAGAAATGGGTTATTAAGTATCACATTGAATTCAATGAGTATCTTGATTATCTCAAAATGCTACGAGAAATGGGAATTGAGCCTGAAGGCGATGCTATGCTTGTGCCAAAGGATTTTACGGCAATGCACAATCACACAGTCGGATTATACAATCAATTCGTTGAAGAAAAACGCAAACTGGAAGATAAGAAGAAACGCAAGCAACTTGAAGCTGAGTTTAAACTTAAAAAAGGAATGGATAGGACCATCCACGGCTACGCATTCCATGTTCCTATAAAAGTGGCCGAACTGATCTACGAAGGGAAGAAATTACATCACTGTGTAAGCTCATACACAGATAAGCACTTCAAAGGGGACACCTTGATAGTGTTTGTCCGTTTATCAAATCAACCAAAAACACCTCTTTACACACTTGAGGTAAAGCAGGGTAAGATAGTCCAGTTTCGTGGAAAGTATAACGAAGATGTCCCAAGCGATGTCTGGGACATAGCTAATGAATGGATGAAGCAAACGAAATTAGTATCAAAAGCAGCATAGGAGGTGTAAAGGATGAAAAGAAAAAATTATATTATTTTTATCAGGCACTTGCGAAAAATAAACGGGCCTATTGAGTTTTACGAGTATATTTCTGATTCAAAATTTGGAAGAGTAGTAATTTATTTGTCTCTACTTGTGTGTGCGCCATTTATTGCCTTATTATTTCCAATTGCTTACATAGAACATTGTTTTTATAAAAACAATTTTATTAGAGAGTGTATAAAAAACAACTGGTGTTCAAAGGAACATCTTGAAGAGGTTGTTGATATTAGAAAAATTGAAAGCGAGTAGGCTGTCTATTATAAAAATCTCCGAGCCCACAA